GCCGCCGCCGTTCGACTGTGAGCCGCTCGTGCCGGGCGATGTGTTGCCGCCGTAGGTTGGCACGCCTCCGTCCGACTGCGCCGGGCCGCGCACCATCTCGACGTGCACGCCGTAGCCGCCGATGATCGCGAGGTCGCCGGGCTTGATCTTGGAGCGGTCGGTGGTCCAGCCGCGGTAGCACTTCGCGCCTTGCTTCGCGTAGTCCTCGATCGACGCAACCGATGCCATGTGCGAGTCGAGTCCTTGCACGCCTGCAGCGTCGAGCGCGTAATAGCACCAGCATCCGCACCACGGCTGCCGGTCGAGCCAGGTGCCGCCGCCCGCTGTCTTGCGCTGCGCGATCTTGATCCCGTCGTTGCGGTTGTCGAAGTTGGAGTCGGGCGGCTGTTCGGTGTAGCCGACGCGCTTCGACTGATGCTGCATCGCGATGTCGCGCGGGTCCCCCTTCGTCTCCTGCTTCATCTTGTCGAACTGCGCGTTGATCAGCTTGACTGCGGTTGCGTCCATCGCGGGCTGGCCCGCGTTCGGCAGCCCGTCCGGGATGCGGATCGAGCGTAGCCCGTTGAACGTGTTCTTCCCGACGAAGCCGGTCGGCTGCAGACCGAGTTGCCGTTGCACGCCTGCGACGCCTGAGTCCGCGACGTTGCCACCGGCTGCGCCGTGCGCGAACGTGTTCGTCATCTTGCGCTTGTTCTGCCCGGTTGCCCACGCCCACGGTGCGCGCCCGGCGCGCGAGACGGTGCGGCGGATACCTTCGCAGTCGTCGCCGTCCGTAGACGGCGTGTACGCCGGTGCGGCGTCAGGCGGGTAGAGCGGACGCGGGAAGCCCTTCACTTCGACCATCGGCCCACCCGGATAGCCCTTCTGCCACCACTCGCTCATGTCAGGACCTCGGTTGTGTACGCCGCTGCCAGCTCATCGTGCGAGATCGCGAAGCTGACGCCGTTCGCGCTGAGCACGACACGCGGCGGCAGCACGAGCGCGACACCGCCGGGCACGGCGAGTTCTTCCGGCTCCGTCACTTCGCGCGCTTCATACATCGGTGCTGTGAAGTCGGGCGCGACGGGCGCTGGCGGGTAGATCGGTTCGGGCGGCGGCGCCGGTGGTGTCGCGGTGGGCGGCGGCGCGGTCAGCGGTGGCGCGTCGGTCTGCTGATAGTAGGTCGCGAGTTGCTGCACCTGCGCGGCCTGGATCGCGTTCATCTCTGCTTGCCACGCAGCGTACTGCTCGGCGTATTGCGCGTCGATCGCGGCGACCTGCTCGTCGTGCTGCGTGCGTGCACGTTCGTACTCCGCGACGCGCGCCTCGTGTGCTGCGAGATCATCGTTCAACACGTAGGGCACGGTGCGCCTCCTGTCAGTCGTCCAGCTTCACGATGTATGGCACGAACACGGTCGGCGGCAGGTTCTCGTGCGCGCCGCCGCTGCCGTTGTTCAACGTCGTGATCCCGGTCCCGACGGCGTATATGCCGATCCCGGTTCCGGACCCGTATAGCGTGATCCCGGTCGGGTTCTGGCTCGTGCCGATGTTCCCCTGGTTCGACGCCGTGGTCATGCTGAACCCGGTCACGCCGGACGCGCCGCCACCTGCGGCTGGATACGCGAGCGACGGGTGCGTGTGGTACGGGTCTGCGACAGAGTGCGTATGCGCGACGTCGTTGATCGAGTGGGTATGTCCCGGGTCGTTGACGGTGTGCGCGTGCGCCGCGATCTCGGAGATGCCGAGCGTGTGGTATTCCTCGCCCGTCCGGCCCGCGAGCGTGGTCGCGGTGGCGCGCGTGATGCGGTTCGCGCGTGCGCCGCCGGGCATCGCGTCCATCCCGGCGGGGAGCACGCCGCGCATGTCGGGGACGCGGAACTTGCCTGCGCCCGGGTCGGCTAACCCACCGAACGTCTTCCAGTTCGGGGAGATGTTCGCGGACGCAAGCGGATAGGTGGCGCTGTCGTACGCGCCTCCGTCAGCCCAGACCCAATGTCCGTACGTTGCTTGTGCTGGCAGTGTCGGCCCGGGCCACATCTTCATCTCGCCGGGGATCGCACCTTGCGCGCGCACTTGCGTCAGGCACGCGTCAACACGGATCGCCAGGTCATCGACTCCATCGACGCCTTGAATGTCGGCGGGCGAAGCGAGGTCGGGGTACGGGATCTGCCAGGTTGTCGTCTTCGCCATGCCGCCTCCTTATGCGGGCTGAGCGTTGCGGACGTCGTTCCAGGTTGGGTACGCGGCCTTCACTTGCGCCCACGTCTGCCCGCTGTCCTTGAGTTGCTGCCACGTCTGCCCGGGCGTCGTCGTGTAGTTGAGGATGATCCCCGCGGGCTTCTGCCCGAGCAGCGCGTTCAGCGTCAGCGTCGGGTTCGGCGTCTGCGATGTGTACGTGCTCACGTCGAGGATGTACGCGTACTCGGGTGACTGCGCCGGGTTGCCGGACCGTTCGCGGAACAGCACCGTCTTCGCGCCGGTCAGCGTTGCCTGCGCGGCGCCGATCATCGCTGCGCGTGTGCCGCGCTGGAAGCCGTCCGTCGAGAGGATGCGCTGCCGGTCTTGCGCGTCGGTCTGTCCGGAGACGAGACGCACGCCGATGAACTGAGCGAGCCACGGCAGCGCCTCGGGCGGGCAGCGGTTCACGTCGAGCAGCAACGACCAGCCCGGGCCGTCTTCGCTATCGCGCACCCAATCTTCGATCAGCTGATACATGACGCCGAGCGCGTTCACGTACGTCAGCAGCGACCAGCCGGTGTCTTCGTCCGCGGCTGCGAGCGGCGACAGCATCGCGTACAGCCGCTCAGCGAACGTGTCCGGTGTCAGGTTGGCGGGCGGGTCGGCCAGCTGGTCCGGCGCGGTGAGTGGGCGCCAGTCGTTCATCCGACCGTCGCTGTGCCGGTGATCGCGCCGGGCCGCGGCAGCGGTGCGACGCCGGGCATCGTGATGTCGGTGGTGCCGAACGTGCCACCGGCGATGCGTGTCTGCAGCGTGACGACGCGGTGCACGCCGTCTACGCGGTTGATCTGCTCGGATACTTCCAGATACCACACGTGCGTGTCGTTGATCCAGGCGAGCGTGGAGCCGGGATCACCGAACTCCGGTGCGCCCCACTGGCCCGGCGACAGATACGACTGCAGCTGCGCGATGACAGCGTTCGCGACGGTCGTCGGGTCATTGCCCGCGTAGCAGGTGACCGTGAACTGGACGTCGATGGTGGTGTACGTCGGGTCGGCAACGAAGACGAGGAAGTTCACTTCGCGTTGCGCCTGCAGCGACGCGAGCACGTCCGACTTCACCTGCGCTGGCACGGCGTTCCCGGCGTCGTCCACGAGCACGACGGTCACGCAGCGCGGCACGTTCGCGGTGCTCGTGCTCGCGTTGTAACCGTCGATCGCGGTTGCGCGTGCGACGGACGGGTTCGCCTGCGCGAGCAGCGCGAAGTCCTTCGGCAGGATCGGCCGCGGCGCGAGCAGCGTCAACAGATCGGACAGCCGTGCCAGGTACGCGTCGTCTGTCTCGGCGTCTTGCCCGCCGGACGTTGCGCCGTTGAGCGTGATGGTCGAGATGAAGTCGAGCTGGTCGAGCGGCTGCACGGTGCCGGTCAGCCCGGACGCGGCGGCGCCCGGGTCGATCGCACGGATCGCGACGTTAGCGACGACGGTCTGTCCGAACGGGAACGTGAAGTCGTCGGTCGTCTCGAACGCGTAGCTGTCATACGAGGCGGGCGGTGTGATCGCGAGCAGCGTTCCGGCGGGTACGGCGTACCCGGCTGTGTCGAGCGCGGTCCAGGTGGTCGTGCCGCCCGCAGCAACGGCGTCGATCGGCGGCAGCCCGAGTACCGTCGCTCCGTAGTACCGGAAGATGGATTCGGGCACGAGCGTGATCAGCGTGCGCAGCTCGGACGCAACCTGCGCGAGCGACTCAACGAGCCACGCTTCCAGGTTCGCGGGCGACGGCAGCCAGCCGGGCACGTTCGTCTCGATGTACGCGAACGCTTCTTCGGCCAGGTCGGTCGGGTCGGTTGCGACCGGAACGTCGATGTAGCCCACGGTTACGCCTCCGTTCTGACGCGCACGGTTGTCTCGATGTGCGCCACGAGTTCGTCAAGTAGATCGGGCTGCGCGTCGAGGACAACGGCGGCGCGCGGTTCCCACAGTTCGATCACGGTTCGGATCGCACCGAGGTCGGGTCCGGGTGATGTGAACGCCGGGTCGGGCAGGCCAAAGTCGGGCAGCTCGACGCGGTAGCCGAGCGGGCAGAGCATGACCGCGAGCACGCAGTCGGCTATCTCATCGAGTGAGTCCTGCTCGCTGACCGCTGCGAGCGGCGACGCGAACGTGAACGGCAGCGAGAAGTGCGGGACGTCTGCCATCACTCAGGCGGCGGGGCGCAGCGCCTGTACTTCGGAGAGGATCATCTGGTCGGTGATGACGGCCTCGTCGGCACCCGGGTCGTACGTTTGATCGTCAGGGTGTGACGCTTGCGCCGACGCCCACGCTTCGTCCCAGCCTGGCGACGACGCCCACGTGCGCCGATGCGTAAACGCCCACGCGTCCGGGTCAGTCTCGCCCTGCTGCGCGGCGCACTGCGCGACGCGTGCAAGCATCGAGCCGTTCGCGGCGATGTCCGCCTGGTTCAGGTAGCTCATGGTGTCTCCTTCCTCACTGCACGAATCTCGGGACCGTTCGAATGAAGCGCGAAGAGAACGTCACGCTCTGCGCGTTCGACACGCTGTACCGGCTATGAAGTCCGCCGCCCGCCGCGATCGAGACGCCACGCAGCGCGCGGCTGTACGACGACATGTAGCCGCCCGCAGGCTGGTTGTAGAGGCTCATCGCCAGGCTTGAGATGCCGTTGCCGTTGATGTCGGTCAACGTCATGTAGGCGTTCGCCACTCCGGCAACGTTCGGGTAAGCCGAGCAGCCCCATTCGGTCAGGTACTCGCCGCCGCGTGGCAGATAGATGTACGGCCCGGTCAGATCGACGGCCGATCCGCTCGACGTTGACGCCGATGCGTCGATGTCAGCTTCGATCGGCGGACCGCCTATGAACAGCCACACCGCCCACGCCGCGTTCCATGAGAACGCCCAGCGCGTAATCCCGAACCCGTACTGATTGCCGGACGGCGTGAACGTCATGATCCAGATGTCGCCATCGGCCGGGGATGCAGGTGGTGTCGTGTTGCCGTTCGGCGTGGTCGTGATCTTCGGCAGCCCGACGTCGGCCGGAGTGATCGCGGACCACACCGCCGCACCGCCGACGCCTTTGAGCCACTGTCCGTTGACGACGGCGGGCACCGTTGCGACGGTCGTCCACTGCGTGTCGTAGTCGGTCGCCGTCTTCTTCGCGAGCAGCTGGCCGGTCGTACCGCCAGCGACGACACCTGGCCCGGTAGCGCCGGTCGGTCCTTGCGGTCCGGTTGTGCCTTGCGCTCCGGTCGCGCCGGTCGCGCCCTGCGGTCCTTGCGGACCCGTGTTCCCGATCGGTCCTTGCGCGCCTTGCGGTCCTTGCACGCCTTGCGGTCCTTGTGCACCTGTCAGTCCGGTGGGTCCTTGGATCACGAGGTCGGCCCAGCCGGTCGATGTCTTGACGCGGATCGCGCGCGGTGTGTCGATCGTCGGACTCACAGCGTGTGTCCTGCGAGGTCGGCCCATGTGACGTGCGTGCCGGTGCCGATCGCGATCGGCGGCGGATCGCTCGTGATCCAGATCGCGCCGACAGGTGCGTTCGTCGGTTCGACTGCCTGCTCGTAGACGGCGAGCACGCCCGGCGCGCCCTGCGCACCTGTCGGTCCTGCCGGACCCGTTGCACCGGCGGGACCTTGCGTGCCGGTGGCGCCCTGCGGTCCTTGCGCGCCGGTTGCGCCGGTTGCGCCTTGCGGGCCGCGCAGGCTGCCGCGCGATGTCCACGTGCTCGTGCCGGTCTTCTCGTAGTACGTGCCGCTCGCGGAGTCCAGGTACCAATCCCCGACGATGCCGGTCGCGGGCGCAGGAGCGCCGCTGCCGGTGAACCAGACCTCGCCCGGCGTACCTGCCGCACCTTGCGATCCCGTGGCGCCAGCGGGTCCCTGAGGACCTTGCGCGCCCGTTGCGCCGGTGGCGCCCTGCGGGCCGGTGGCGCCCGGCACGCCTTGCGGCCCGGCTGGTCCCTGCAGGCCGGTGTCGCCCTTCGGTCCTTGCGCGCCGGTGGCGCCCTGCGCGCCCGTTGCGCCCGGCGGTCCTTGCGCGCCCGGCGTGCCAGCTGCGCCGGTGTCGCCCTTCGGCCCGGTGCCGACGCGCGTCACCGACAGCCACGTGGACTGCGCCGCCGACGTGAGCGCCGTCGCCGTGTCGGAGTACGCCTGCAGCCCGAGCACCGTGCCTTCGTTCACGTACATCTCGCCGCCCGTGATCACCGGCATCACGGACGACTTGACGGTCGGCGTTCCCTCGATCAGTCCGTACACCTGCACGGCGGTCAGCGCAGCCACGCGCACGGCGCGCTCGCCGGTCTGTTGCGTGCCCGAGAACGCAACCGACGCGGTGACGGCGTACACGCCTGCGCTCACACAGATGATGCCGCCCGCGTTCGGCCCGCTCGTGACGCGTTGGAACGTGTCGTCGCCGTGCTGCATGATCACGCCGGTGATCGGCACCGGCGTCCACACGTTCGCCGGAACGGTCGTGCTCGGCTGCCCGGCGAACAGCGTCAGCGTGTCGTCCGCGATGCCGCCGCCCTTCGGCGGCGCCAACGTCATCACCCACGGTGTCTCGCGCTCATCGAAGACGACGAGGCAGTCGTCGCCGCGAATCGGCAGCGCGGAGCTGGGCGACCACGGGCACGGTCCCCATTGGATGCGCGAACCGTCGAACGCCTGCACCGTCACGAACAGGTCGTCGTCCACGGACGCAGGTGTGTTCGCGATCGTGCCGTGCACCGCGGACTGCGGCGCCGGTGGCGCGTCGGAGATCAGGTCGAGCAGCTCTGTCATGTCTCGGGCCAGTGGCGCGCGACGAAGCCGGACGTCGGATGCATGTTCGGGTTGAAGCCGGGACCTCCCCAACCCTTGCCCCACTGTCCGGTGCCGAAGTGCTGATTGCCCTTCGTTGTGTGGAAGACGATGAACGCGTGCGTGAGGTTCGTGTACACGGTCAGGTACCTGCCGGGTCCGGCGGCGCCCCACGACATCAGCGGGCCGGACGTCGGCGCAGGTCCACCCGGGCGCAGCCCGAGTCCACCGGCGGCGAGCACGGCGCAGACAGAGCCTGAGCAGTCGAAGCCGACGCCCGGGTCGCGTCCGGTGCCGCGGTCGGGCACACCGGCGCGCGCGTGTCCGCCTCCCCACACGTACGGGTAGTGATGGTTGTGGATCGAGATCGCCGCGGCGTACGCCTGCTCGACCGCGTTCGTCGCCGGGTTGTCGGCTTCGCCGCTGCCGCCGCTGGCCGCGTTCAGCTTGCCGAGCGTGATGCCGTCGCGTGTGCGTGGGTCGGGCACCTGTTCGGTGTCGGCGGCTGGTTCCTTCAACGGCTTGCCGCGCTTGCGCAACGTGATCGTCGCGTCCGCGTCGTACAGGCTGCGGCGCACGTCGTGCACGATCCAGATGCCGTCCGCCGGGCCGAGGTCATGCAGCTGCACGGTGCTGCCCGGGTCGGCAGCCCAACGCGACGCGCGCGCGGTGATCGTGGCTTCGTTAGACACCTTGCCGTTGTCGAGGTCGAAGTCGATCGCGGCGACGCCGGGTGTCTGCTCGCTGACGGTGACGGGTGTGCTCAGCGCGAGCAGGTCGTCGTCGGCCACGAAGTAGATCCGTCCCTCGTTGCAGAAGCAGCGCCAGTTCACTTCCTGCGCCAGCCGCTGCAGGCACGTCCACGAATCCTCGGGGTGCCCGTTGACGGCGCCGCGGCGGAACTGATACGGCAGCGTGCGCCGCGTTGCGCGTGTGTCGGACACGCCCGGCACCGAGCCGTTGCGAAGGTACTTCCTGTACGCGCCCGACGAGTACGTGCTCCACGCGCGCAGCCCTTGCGCCTTGTAGATCGTGACGGCGCACTGCGCGTTGAACGACTGGTCGGCGGCGAGCAGCTTCGCCTTCGGGTAGCCGTGCACCGAGTTGATCCGCCAGCATCCGTAGTCGTACGTGCCGTTGCTGTTCGGCCCGCCGACCGCACCGGCGCGGCCCGATGACTCTGCGAGCGCGATCGCAGCCATCGTCGGTGCGACGGCGCGCGGTCCGCCCGCCTGAATCCACAGCGACTGCAGCTGCGCCGAGTTGTACGTGCCGTCCTTTGACGGCGACGGTGGCGCGCTCGTGTCGGCGGTGGTCGTGCTCGCGGCAACGGCCTGCTTCTTGTGTAGCTGCGGGCAGACGAACGACGGCGCCGGGTGCAGCTCGCGCACGAGCGAGAGCGCGAACTCGGCGCGGGTGACGGTGGCACGCGAAGCCGTCTCGACCTTCGGCTTCACCTTGCCGTGCCCGGACGTCGCCTTGCGCGGGCCGCGGATCGCGCGCAGCCGCGCCACGTCGCGGTCTTCGAACGTCAGCGTCAGCTGGTCGTCCTGCTTCGACACCTGCGCGAGCCGGAACCAGAAGCGGTCGAGGCGCACGTCGATCGTGTGCGCGAACAGACCGGAACGGAGCAGCGTGCGCGCCGGGTCGTGCAGCGTGACGCGCAACGTCGAGGCGCCATCGGTCGTGCGTTCCAGCTCGCCCTCGATGATGCTGTTCTGCACGCGCTTGTCCAGGCTGTGCGCCGTGCGCCCGCGCACGTCGAGCACGAACGTCACGATGTCGAGGTCGATCACCGGCGCCGGTGCAACGGAACGGAACGCGAGCGCGCTCATGGCAGCCGGATCACCTGTCCGGGCACGATCGCGCGCGGATCGCGCAGCCCGTTCAGCTGCGCCAGCTCAACCCAGCGGTTCGCGTCGCCCAGCTGCCGCGCCGCAATGGAGAGCAGATCCTCGCCCTCACCGAACTGTGTGCTGGTCAGCGTGCGTCCCTTCGGCGCCACGACGTGCCGCTTGCGCTTCGCGAGCAGCCGCTTCGCCGGGGAACCTTGCGTGTGCTTCGCCGCCTTCACGCGGCGGCGCCGGGCCGCGCTCTTCTCGGTCAGGTACGTGTCCTGCACGTACTCGTAGAGCACGACCGTCACTTGCTGACGTGTGCGGTTGCCATGCTTGTTCATCAGCGCGTCGCCCCACGTCAGTTCACCGACGACCCACGTGCGTTCGGTGTGCGGAATGTGCTGGCCGGTGGCGGCGACGTGGATGCGTGGCGGCTCGCGGTTGGAGCCGGTCGGCCGCGCCATCTTCTCGATCGTCGCGATCTGCGACTCGACGGACGCGCCTTCCGACCAGCGGTCGAGTAGCAGCGCCAGCGTCAGGTGCATCGCCGGTGGCGCGCGGAACGTTGTGATCGGCGGACGGCGCGGACGCGTGACCTCATCCCAGCCGCCGTAGCCAGACGACACATCGGGCCGGTCCTCCGCGAGGCGGCACGTGATCGAGAGCGGCGGGTCGTACGCGTGCAGGCGCACCCAGCCGACGCGCGGCGACGCAGGCATCTACCGGCGCGCCTTCTTGTCGCCGGTGTAGCGAGCGACCGACTGCGCAACGACGCGCCCGTCGAGGTAGACCGGCACCACGATGTCGGCGGTGCCGAACACGTGCGCCATCTCGAACGGCGGCGGCGGCGGCAGCGGTGTCACGCGTGCACCACCCGGCAGCGTCAGCACTTCGGGTCCGCGCTCACCGACCAGCGCGGCGCCGCCGTACGGCATCCGGCCTCCGGTCGCGAAGTGTTTGCCGACGAAGTGCTTCGCGCCACCGGCAACGCTCATCGCGGCGCCGATGCCGGGGATCTTCTTGAGCGTGTCCCCGATCATGCCGGGGATGCCACGCACGAAGTTGATGAAGTTCGTGATCGCGGTGCGGATGGTGTCGAACACGCCCTGCGCGAACTTCTTGATCTCCCCGAAGTGACGGATGATCAGCACGGTCGCGAGGCCGAACGGCCCGGTGAGGATGCCGAGCAGGAGCGGCCAGTTCGACTTGATCCAGTCGAACGCGGCGCGCAGCGCGTCCCACGTTGCGTGCGCACCGATCTGCACTGCCTTCCACATCGCATCGACCGCGGCGCGGAACCAGCCGACCTTGCGGTACAGGAGCACGAAGCCGATCCCGATCGCGACGAGCGCGAGGATGACTAGCGCGATGATGCCGATCCACGCCCACGTCGCCGCGGTCAGCCCGAGCTGCATGATCGTGGTCGCGATGATCGCCGCCTTGTATGCGATGAACGCAACGACGAGCAGGCCGAGCAGCGACTTCAAGACCCAGCCCTGACGGACGAACGGTTGGATCACGCGCACGAGCGACACGAACGCGCCCTCGACTTGCATCAGCACCGGCAGCAACGCGGTGCCGAGCTGCACCTTCATGCCTTCGGACGCGATCTTCATCTCGCGTTGATGCGCGATCATGTCTTTCAGCTGCCCGACCGTCTTGACGCCGAGCACGTCGCCGTACTTGCGCACGACGTTCAGCTGGTCCTGGATGCCTTGCCGTCCTTTGATCAGGATCGGTAGCAGCGCTTGACCGCCGCGGCCGAACAGCTGCTGAGCGATGGCGGCGCGGCGTGCCGGGTTCTGCATCTTGGACAGCGCCTGCGACACCTGGCCGATGATCGCTTGTGTGTTGCCGGACGCGATCGCGCGTTGCGTGACGCCGAGTCCGGCGAGCGTCTTGCGTGCCTTGTCACCGGCGTCGTGTGCGTGGCCCATCGCTGTCTGCAGCTTGCGCAGCGCCGCCGGTGCCTTCTTGCCGCCGAGGTCCTCGACTGCCTTGTATTGCGCGTTCAGCTTCTGCATCGTGACCGACTCTTTGACGGTGCCTTGCCGCGACTTCTCTGTCTCGCGCGCCAGCTTCACGAAGCCTTGCTGCAGCTGCTTCGTCGCGATGCCGCGTGACTTCGCGACCGACGACCACGCCGATGCCGTCTGCACGTCGAGGCCGGTCGTGCGTTGCAGCGCGAGCGTGGACTTCGCGAGGTCCTCGGTTGCGCTGACCGAGCCCTTGATGTACCGCGTCGCGCCGTAGATGGCGGCGGCGCCGCCAGCCCACTTCGCGATTCCCTTCCAGCCGATGCCTGCCTTCTTGCCGCTCTTCTCCGCTGCGGTGCCGACACCGCCGATCGCCTTCGATGACTTCGTTGCGTCCTCGATGAACTTGCGTGCGTTGCGGAGCAGGAGGAAGATCTCGACGGCATCAGCCACGGCGGCGCATCGCCTTCGCTAGTTCGTAGACGATGTGGCGTGCGAGGTTCTGTTGGCGCAGGTTGTCGATCTGCGCGGCGCGGTTCGCGAGCGCGGTCAGCATCAGCCGTACCTCTGGGTCGGTGGTCGTCATGTAGTGCAGCGCCGGGAGGCCGTGCAGCGCGAGCACGGCGGCGGTCGTCAGCTCGGCGCTGCCGGTGATTCCCCCGCGAACGTCTCGTCGGCGTCGTTGTTCACGCCGGTAGCCCAATCCATGTATCCGCCCATCAGCGTGTTCAGCGCAACCTCGGGGATGGGTGCGGCGCCGAACAGCTCACGGACCAGCTCGCGCCCGCTGCGTGCGTGCAGGTCGAGGCCGTCCGCGAGCCGTTCGTCCAGGCCGATCGGGTCATCCGCGTCGAGCGGCTGCAGCTCGCCGTCCTGCGTGCGCCGTGCGAGCACGTCGTGCACGGCGGCGATGAGCAGGTCGGCGTTCAGGTTGAAGTCGCGTTCGGGTGACTTCGATCGTTCGTGTCGTTCACGGAAGACGGTGATCTTGGCGCCGGGCAGCGGCCCGAGGCGCAGCACGAGCAGGTCGTCGTAGCCGGGCACGGCGATGTCGTAGATCTGCTCGGCCGTGTACGTGGCTCGTGTCGCGCGGAGCAGGTCGAGCACCGAGTTCGGTGCGGCGCCGTTACCGTTGCCGACCGCAAGGCTGTGCACCTGCGTGTCCTCGTGTTCGATGTCGGTCATGCGACTGTGCCTGCGGGCGTGACTTCCATCTCAAGCTGCGCGGCGTCGGCCGCTTCGCTGTCCACGTCGGGCGGGTGCACGAGCTTCAACCGTCCCTGATACGTGAGCGGTCGTCCGAACACGTTGCGGTCAACGTCGAGCGACTTCTTCTTGATCACGACCCAGCCCTTCCCGGCTCGGCCCATCAACCAGTGCACAATCAGGTGATCGCGGTTGAGGTCGTACAGCCGCGAGAGCGTGATCGTGCCGATGTTCTGCGAGCCGCCGAGTGAGATGCGTGCTCCCATGCCGCCGGGCTTGTATGTCGTCTCTTCCGAATCGACTTCGCCGCCGGACATCTTGTCGAACGTGCCGAGGTCCACGCCGTCCACGGACACGCTGACGTCGTACTGATCGACGCGTGACATTGCTACCTCCCTTCGTTACGCCGCGAGCGACGACAGGCTCGGCGGCCCGGCTGCGGCTTCGGTCGTTGACACCTTCACGATCTCGATCACGACCAGCTCCGCGAACGGAGACATGCACACTTCCAGCACGGCGTGCAGCTCGCCGTTCGCGATCGTGTCCGGTGTGTTCACTTGCGTGCCGACGTTGACGCGGAACGCCTGGTCGGCGGTCGCGCCGTACAGTGCACCGGCTTCGTAGAACGGCACGAGCATCGCGGCCAGTTCGCCACCGAAGTCGTGGATCGTGATCCAGCGCCCGTCGATCTGCGAGAACACGTACCGCTCCGCGATCGCGTTTGCTTGCGCGACGATCGCCATGTTCAGCCGGGCGTTGCCGAAGTTGAGCCACTCGGGATGCGCCACCGGGTCGGTGAGCGAGCGGAAGCCGTACATCTCCAAGGTGCCGTAGCGGTTGCGGGCCATGTTGATGCCCGCCTCGTTGATGTCCTGATACTCCAAGTCGGTGAAGCGCGCCGTCAGGTCGAGCGTGTACAGCGAGACGCCGTTGACACCGGCGGCTGCCTGATTCGGGGTGAACGGCACGTCGTTGCGCGCGATGATCCCGGCGACGACTGCAGCCCACGACACGGTCCGTGTGGTGCCGCTCGCGACGCCGGGGATGATGGCACCCGGCGCGAACGCTGCGCCGTAGCGCCCGTTCCCTGCAGCCTGCAGAGCGGTGCCTGCCGTGGTGAACGCTGCCGCGTCGCCCGTCTGCGGCCCGTCGATCAACGCGACGCGATTCGCGGCTTCGGCGTGGTCAAGCAGAGCGGTGTGCACCGTGGCGTCGTCGGAGCCGGGTGCGGACACCTGGCCCGGGCCGAGGTCCACCGTCAGCTGCGCGAGCGCGGCCTCGTAGTCGGCGGCTACGCCGGTCGAGCCTGACGGCAACGATGACACCCAGACCTGATTCCCGCCTTCGCGGTAGTACGTCTGCACGGCGTCGTACATCTCCTGCGACGCGCCGGTGCCGCGTGCACCGAACTTCGCGGTGTACTCGTTCATCGAGTGGATCAGCGTCGGCACCGGAGCGCCGCCCGCGTCCACCGGGCGCGTCGTCGTGGAACCGACAACGAACCAGACGCCGGTGTCGGTCGGTACGGAACGCGCGGTCGGCTCGGCAACCGAGACGACTTCTACTCCTGGACGTGGCATTAGGTGCTGCCTCCCTTCGTGGGCTGGATGACATCGACCTTGAGCACAACGACGTCGGGCGTCTGGACGACGGGCCAGTCGGGCCACGGCAGCGTGTCCGGGTCGAGCGGTTCGTTCGGCGTTGCCGGTCCGCCACCGGCGAGCGCGATGTTCTCTACCTCGACGGTGAACTGTCCGAAGCCGCCGTCGATCGAACGGAGATCGTCGTAGTCGAGCTGGTCGTACTGCTCGCCCTGCCAGTCCACACCGGACGCCATGCCGCCGAGCGAGGGCTTCTGCAAGAACAGGTCGCGGAGCGCGGCCATGTAGCGCTGCGCGTTCGCGTGCGACTCCATCTGCGTGCGCGCGCTGCAGACACACGCGACTCCCATGTCCCAGCGTCCGCGATACCTGCCGCCGCCGTCCTTGAGCGGGCGCTCAGCCAGGCCGACGCTGACGAGCACGACCGCGGGCAGCTGATCCTCGGGCCACTTGTCAAGCGACGGCGCGATCACGTAGCCGCGCGGGCGCTGCAGCTCGCCGCGCGTCAGCCCGTCTTGCTGCTCCTTCTCCGCGAGGTACGTGCCGAACCACTTGCGGATCGTGGTCATGCACCACTGCTCGACATCGTGGCCGGACACGATCCGCCCGAAGATCGACGGCTGTGTCGGCGGGTAGATCACGTGGCTCATGACGATGCGCCCTTCGTCTTGCCGAGCATGTAGTCGCGCACGTCCTTCACCATCCGGCGCCGCGTGCGCGTGTCCACCGGGATCAGCGGATCGCGGATCGGTACGCCTTCGCCCATTCGGTGGAAGCGTGCGTAGTACGTCTTCGTTCCGAACCGCATCGACCGCTTGCCTGCGGTGCGCTTCGCGTCCGCGCCGCGCTTCACGGTCAGCGACGCGAGCAGTGCGCCGGTGGCGATCAGCGGGTCGGGCGGCTGGCCGCGCTTCGCCTTCGCCTCGCGCGTACGGTCCGCGAGCGGCGCCCACGAGCCGCGTCCGTGTGAGCTGAACCAGACCGGCTCGACACCGCGCAACTCGTCAATGATCTGGCGGAACGCGGGCCGCGGATCTTCGCCGCGCTTCGCCAATCCGTACACGAGCTTCGACGCTGCCTCGTCGCCGCGCGCTTCCATGTCGAAGCCGAGTCCGCCGCGTTGCGCCATCACACGTTCACGAGGTCGGACAGCTTCGTCCCGACCGGCATCGCGTAGCCGTACTGATACGCCCACATGACGGTGCCGGGCATCACGTCGAGCGTGCCGATCTTCGCGGCGACACCGCCCTCGCCGGGCGGTGTGATCTGCGACACGTACGAGACGAACGCGTCACGGTCTTCGGTCCACAGCTGCCACAGCTGCGCGAACGCGCTGCGGTCGGCGCGCACCTGCTCGGGCCAGTAGGACAGCTCGACTTCGCAGGCGGCGACGATGCTCGCCAGGTGTGTCGCCTCCGCGTACGCGTCTGCGGGGAAGTCCCAGCCCACGAGCGCGGCCACCTTCGCGCAGCCGTTCGTGATCAGCTGCTCGACCTCGGCGTCGGTCGGCCGCGTGGCGGACGTGAACGTGCCGACCTCGTTCATGCTCGCGTCCTTCGTCCGTGCACGCACGAGCGCGGCCACGTCGTCCACTGTCGGACGCCACGGCACGGTCAGCGGATCGGTCGGTGGTGTGCTCATGGATCATCCTCCGGGTCGGTGGGTCCGGCTTGCGCTTCCAGCCGCGCGAGGTACAGCGGCATCCAGTCGTCCATCACTTCCTGCCGAGGTTCGGGCGGCGCCTGCAGCGACAGCCACAGATCGCGCTTGTATGCGATCCGGTTCAGCGTCTGCTGCCGCCACAGTGCCGCCCGTTCCTCTTCGGTCACGTCACGACCACCGTTGCGGTCGCGCTTGCTCCCTTGCCGTACCTGTCCTGCACGTACAGCCGCACGGTGTACGAACCGGCGACGGTGTACGCGTGCGTCATCACTGCACCGTCGATCAGCGGCCCGGTGTCCCCGAAGTCCCACAGGAACGCGAGCGGGTCGCCGCTCGGTGTCGAGGTGTGCGCGTCGAACTTGAATACGGTGCCTGCGGGTCCGGTGCTCGGCGTGACGTTGAACACGGCTGTCGGTGTGCCGCCCGGTGTCCCGAGTCCGAACTGCCACGTGCCCGCCGCCACTGCTTTGACGTACGGATGGTTCGGGCCGAGCGCGTCCAGTTCCGCGACGTCAGGCATTGTCCTTGTCCTCGGCTTCGGCTAGCTCGGCCGCGTCCTGGCCGACGTAGCCTTTATCGAGCGCCTCCTGATGCGCCTCGTTCGCTTGCACTTCGGTCGGCTTCGCCTCGGCGTCCTGCGACTTCTTCTCGGCTGTCAAGCCACTCACGTCCTCTCGTGTGATCGACGGCGTTGAACGTTGGCGCGCCATTACGGAGCGTGGAGCACGCCGAACGGGTAGCGGCTGCCCGCGGTCGGCTGGTCGTAGGTGATCGGGTTCGGCACCTGGAACGCGAACCGTGCCGTGACGCGCACCGCCACCATGTCTTGCTGCGCGAGGTTCAACTGGATCGCGCCTGCGCCGTCCGTGATCACGGCCTGATCGAGGATCTTGAACGTCAGGTCCTGCCGTACGCCGAGCAGTCCCTGCGAGAAGTCACCGACGATCGCCTCGGTGGCGCCTGCGCCGGTCGGCCACAAGCCGCGCATCGGGTAGCGGATCACTACGCCGTACGCACTGTCGTTCGGCGCCTGCGATGCGTTGCCGGTTCCCTCGGCCGGTTCGGCCAGCTGCTCGCCGGTCGTGCTGCGTGCAGCGCGGATCTTCGCCTTGATCGTGCGGTTGGCGATGACACCGCTCACGTCGAACCCGTCCGCCTCAACCGGCGCGAACGCGTTGCCGATGTCGCCCATGATTCCGCCCTGCACCTGCGTCGCGGCTTCGGCAACCGTGTTCCCTGCGGCGATCGCCGCACTGGTGATGTCGGCGGGCCAGGACGCGGGCTTGTTCACGCCGAAGAAGATCGCGGCGTCCAGTGCACGCCCGATCGCCTCCACGAGCTGCGGGCGGATCAGCGCCCAGATGTCGAAGTCCACATCGTCAAGCACGTTCTCGGGCACCGGCACGATCACCGCCAGCTCTTCGGCGTTGAGGTACAGGTTCGCCCACGCGCTCTTCGTTGTCTGCTTGACGCCCGTGTCGCCGCTCACCCAATACGCGACGGCGAGCGCGGACTCCGCGGGGATGCGCAGCTGCGCGCGGCTCATCGGCACGTGCCGGAACAGCGCGAGTGCGGCGGACGTGTCCGGCAGGTGCGTGATGATGTCCCGCGAATACTCTTCGGGGATCAGCGCAGCCGCGTCGGACCGACCGACTTGTGAGTTGTACGGCATGAGGTTCCTCTCGGGTTGCGGCTTGCGCCGCTGGCGCTACTCGCGCCCGGACGCTTGCCGAATGAGCGAGTTCATGTCCAGCCCACCCGTGCGACCACCTGCAGCACCGCCACGTCCGACACCGACACTGCCCGGGCGTTCGCTGCCGCGTTCGTCCAGGTAGCGCTGCGCGTCGGCGCGGATCGAACGCGCGTCCTCGCCTTGCAAGCGATGTGCTGCTTCGGGCGGGATGCCCAGCTCGTGTGCGATCGAACGCTTCATGTCGAGCAGATCGCGTCGCGCCAACTCTGCTTCCAACCGTTGCCGTTCGCTGCGCTCACGTTCAAGGTCCGCGCCCTGACGATCGAGCCGCGAGATCGCGCGTTCCATCTCGCTCTTGCCCGCGTCTTCCAGTTCGTGCAGTCGCCGCTCGGCTTCGCTCGCACGATGCTCGGCCTCGGCTGCGCGCTTCGCGGCCTCGCGCCGCTGTTCGCGTTCCTTGTCGAGCGCACGTGCACCGGCGTCACCGAGCCGGTTGTCCTGGTCGTTGCCGCTGCCAGCATCGCGCCGTGCATCGGCTTGCCCATCCGGCGTCGCACCGTCCGGGGTTGGAGCGCCGTGCGACGTCGCGCCGCCCGTGCTCGTTTGATCGTCAGCCACTCGTGCCTCCTGTCGAAGTCGTCTGTGTCACCGGCACCTGCGCTGCGCCGGGCTTGCCGGGCAGCTGCACGGCTGCCTCGCCGGGTGACGCCTGGATCGTCTCGCGCGCGACGACGGCTGGTCCGGCGATCGGCGCGCCTTCCGCGATCCAACGTTCGATCTGTTGCGGTGTCGCGCCGACGTACTCCCACAGCGCCGGACGCGGCACGCCGATGCTCGCCAGCTTCACGGCTGCGTCCACCGTCTCGCCGGTGTTCCGCGACTCCGGGTTCTTCCAGATCGTCTCGATGTCCCACGCCTCCGCGCGCGCACTGTTGCCTTCGACCGCGAACGACAACCGCATCGCCTCTTCCCAGCCTTCACCGAACGCGAGCTGCTTGCGGTGCACCTTCGCCACGAGTCCCGTCTCCGTCGCCTTCAAGCTCTCGCCGGACGGGAAGCTGCCCGAGCTGCCGAGCAGGTAGTGCGGCGGTGTGCGCGTCTGCGCGGCAACGTGCTGGATCAACATCTCGATCGCCTTCACGTAGTTGCCGAGATCGCTGACCGGGAACGCACCGAACGCGGCCTGCATCTCTTCGACCGCCATCACGCGATCGGCGCCGCTCAGGAACGACACGATCGACGGCAACGGCTGTCCCGCTTGCGGATGCCCGTCCGGGAACTTCGGAATGTCCACGCCTGTCACCCAGCGCTGCGGGTACGCGGCGTACTCGGACGCGACGATCATGTCGGCGCACAGCTTGTTCACGGCGTCCTGCAGCGGCATGACGCGTTCGATGTCGCTGCGTCCTTGCCGTGCGCGCAGCGTCGGTGCGTTCGGCAACGGCACGAGCGGCACGACGCCGAGCACGTTGCGCCCGGACGCAGCGTCGTCCAGCTGCCAGCTGCGCTGATCGCTCGGCCGGTCCCACCACATGATCACGTCGGGCAGGTAGAGCACGCAGTGCTGCATGCCCCACTCGTCTTCCCAGAGTCGCAGTCCGGCGATGCGGTGCCGTCCTTGCGCGGGATCGACCTGCACGATCGCGGTCGTCGGCGGTTCGATCTGGATCGACGCAGCGCCACCGTCGTCCGGCCCGACGAGCGCGTACGCGCAGCCGAGCTTGACGGCTTCGGTGTGCGCCAGCTCGCTCTCGGCGTCCAGCCCGTTGCGCTGCCACATCTCCCAGGCGGCGCCGTCGCCCTTCTCGTCCTTGCCGAAGCGGAACCCTTCGACCTTCAACCGTTCCGCGCTCGCGTCCACCACGAGGTCGCACCAGTTGTCCGCGAACGAGCTGAACAACGTGCCGAACGTCTCGCGGAACTTGAGCGTCGCGAACAGAAGCCGATGCTTGCCGGTGTAGTAATCGTCGCAGCTGCGCAGGTACGGCGCACGCGTCTGCAGCGCGGCGAGCAGGTTGTCGCGGTACTGCTCGGGCAGCGTCAGCGGCGATGTCTCGACGGTTGCCATCAGAAGCTCACCGGGACCTTGCTCCGCGGCTTCCAGCCCGCCGCAAGCAGATCGCTGCGCGCTTCGTACGCGAGCACCATCGCCACGGCTGCGTCGATCTTGTCGCCGCCCGCCTGCGACTTGACGAGCCAGTAGCCCGAGCGCACGGTGCGCATCTGTGCGTGCAGCACGTGCGCTGTCAGCCGTTCGTCATAGGTGTGGCGCAGCTGGTTCGCGGCGATGTCGGTGCGCACGCGTTCGACGGCGCCCATCATCCGCGCACGGCTCGTCCAGTAGCGCAGCACAACGCTGTCGCCGTACATGCGCGCCCACTCGTCAATCTCGGTCTGCCACAGCGGCGGATCGCAGTAGGCACGCACGACGCTGTACGTGTGCATCGCATCAGCGACGGCGGCATCGACCGCACCGGCGGGCACTTCCCAATCGTCGGGTGCGCTCTCGGGCTTCTGCCACAGCTCAAGCAGCTGCACGAGTCCGTCCTCGATCCGGCAGCCGACGAGCGCGGTGGCATCGTGGAAGCGCGAGCCATCGAAGCCGAGCGTTATCCGGTCGCCGGGCTGCAGGTGATCCAGCGTCTCGCCGTTGTGCCAGTCGTCCGCGTCGAGCCAGAAGTCTTCGGCGTGCACCCAGACACCGCAGCGGAACCGTGCCCACTGCCACGGCAGCATCGACGGCGAGTCGTGCATCGCCTGCAGGCTGTCGAGCGTGTGCCAGCTTGCAGGGTTCGCTTCCTTCACGACGCGCATGTCGTTCAGGTCGTCCTCCTTCCTGAGCGCCCATTCGTGCAGCGCGTAGCTGCCGTCTGTGCTGCGCGCGTACGTGTAGCGCCCGTCGCGCTTGACGTGCGGCAGGCGCAGCGCCTCGGCGCGCATCTGGCCGAGCGCGCTCGCTTCGTTGTCACCGGCGGTGCTGATCGTGATCATCTGTCCGTGCCGCGGGCCGAGGCCGTCGCGGAAGACGCCATACAGCGCCGCGCTCTTGTGCCGGTGCATCTCGTCCACGAGCGCGAGCGTTGGCAGCTGTCCGTCCGCGGTGTCCACGTCGGCGGCGAGCACACGGATGCGGCCGAAGTGCTTGAGCGAACGGATCTCGCGGTAGCCGCGCTTCGCGACGACGCGCGTGTCCAGCCCGGGCGTGCGCCGCACGAATCCGCCAGCCTGGTCGTACAGGATCGTCGCCTGATCACGCGACGCTGCGGCGATCACGCAGGTGGCGCCCTCGTGCGTCATCAGGTGGAAGAGCGCGAGCGCGGCGAGCAGCGTCGTCTTGCCGTTCTTCTTCGGCAGCAACACAAGCGTCTCGACGGCGCCGTCGAAGTAGTCGAGCAGCAACGTGCGCTGATGCTCTTGCAAGTCCATCTGTGTGCCGTCCTCCAAGACGAGCGCGCTGCAGAAGCGCGCGAAGACGTCAAGCTCCGGAGGCGCGGCGAGCGCGGGCTGCGGCAAGATCGTCTACCTCCGCGAACGGATCGGTGTCGTCGGCTGCCGGTTCTTGCCCGTTGTCTTCGTCGGTTGCGTCGCGGAGACGCACGCTCGTGCGTCCCCACCTATCCGGGTACTGCCGCTCAAGCAGCCACGCAGCTGCCTGCCAATTCTGTGTCGCCGCCTGACTGATCAGCGCGACATTGCGTACCTCGCCTTCGCTGCGTGCACGCTGCACACGTTCGCGGAGCAGGTCGAACTGTGCGCCCTCGCGGTTGAGCCAGCGATGCAGCGTCACGCGGTCGATGCCGACCGCACGGCACGCGACGCCGATGTAGTTGCCGGTGCGCAGGATCGCGCACAGCTGCTCGACCAGCTCGTCGCTCAGCTGCAGGCGCATGCCGATGTGCGGGCCAAGATGGAACGCGCACTTGTCGCTGCCGATCATGGCGCGCTTGCGGCACTGCTCGCCCTTCGTCGTCAGCTGCGTGCACTGCGCCATCAGCTGCTGACCGCCATCTGGCGCACGTCGCGCCACGCGATCTTGATGTCGGGGCGTCCGTTCGACTTGACGTACGGCGTGCAGACGCCGGGCCACAGCTCGGCCATGCGCGCCGACGCGGTGCGCTCGATTCCTTGCGCGTACCTGTCATGCAAGCCGCCCGCGTTGCTGCCGTTGCGCGGCACCGTGAAGCTGAGGTCGCGCAAGCGTGCGCTGTCGTAGCCGTGCGCGATCGTCTGCAGCGTGAAGTCGCGGTCCACCTTCAACGGCAGGCTGAGCCGGTAGTTCGCAGGCGTGTCCGTGTTGACGAGCACGCAGCAATCGCAATAGCTGCACCACGTGACACCGCCGCGGCGCGCGTTCCACGCGTACTGCGCATACTCCAACGCGACGAGGCCGAGGCGCCCGTCGTGCGAGTCCGCCCAGCGCTCCGCACGTTCAAGCGCGTAGTCGGCGGTCACCTTCATGTTGCGGTGATGCAACGGGTCGGTGCGCCAGAACGCGGAGATGTCGTCGTCCAGGAGCCAGAACCAGTCGAGGCCGACAGCGCGCGCGTGCTCCAACGCAGCCTGCCGCGCGAACGCAAGCCCGGCGTCGTTGCGTTCCAGCACCGCCACGTCGTACGTCGGCGCGTCGTACAGGTCGCGGTCCTGCGGCTCAACGAACACAAGCGCGCGGAAGCCGACCTCGGCAAGCAGCTGGAACAGCGGCGCCTTCGGCCGTTGCTTGCTACACACGAACACCGGCGCGTTCACGTCGCCACCTGCGCGAACCGTGCCCGCTCACGTTCGGTGCGGCGCTGCGCGTGCAGCCGTGCGTTGTCCACGACGGGATCGCAGCGCCACATCTGTTGCAGGCTGTAGAACACGATGCTGTAGCGCCAGCCGCTCGGCCGTGTGAACCGGAACGGCGTGACGCCGTGCAGGATCGACTGTCCGTCGAACATGAGCAGCGAGTGGTCGCGCAACGTGAAACACACGTCCAGCTCGGGGCAGACCAGATCGCCACCGGCGCACGCGTTCTTGAACACGAGCATGTTCGACCAGCATCCGGCGAAGTTGCCGCTGTCGAAGTGGTACGGCAGCTGATTGTTCCGGTTGATGATGCCGCTCGTGAACACACCGCCGCCGAGGCGCCACTCGGGCAGCACCTTGCTCACCGTCGCCTCGTGCTGCGCGTACAGCTCGCCGTGCACGCGCCGGTACCACTCTTCGACCACCGGCGCCAGCGACGCGATGGCCTCGTGCGCCTCGGGCGCTTCGCGTGCAAGCGTTGCGCGATGGCACGTCTCCTTGCCGCGGATCGCTTGCTTCGGCGCGTAGCCGAACGTGCGCGACACGCTGTACATGCCGTCCGTCCGTCCCGCCTTGCCGAAGTGAATGCTGCGCAGCGCGGCGACAACGTGCGGCAGCCGCTGGTCCAACTCGATGTAGACCGCGCACGGATGCACCTGCTTCGGCAGGAACAGCGCGCACGAGCCGGTCAGCTTGCGCTTGACGTGGCTCGCGTTCGCAAGCATGCCGCGGTACGCGTTCGCGTCCACGTCGTGCAGCTGCACGTCAACGTGCCGCATGCGCCGCCCACTGCACCGCGTCGGAGTACGTGTCGAGCGACTGCGCCGCCATGATCGTGTCGAGGTCGCGGATCACAGCTTCGTACGTTCCCTTGTCGTAGCTGAGCATGATGCGGAACAGGTCCGCCTCTCCGAGTGCGTACGGTCGGTTCGCCGGGTTCGTGTCCGCCTCCGCGGCTACCATCTCGCCCGGGTCCAGGTACGCGAGCAACGCCTGCACGTCTTCCTGCGAGTAGCCGATGCCTGCGAGCATGTCCGCGTCGGCCATCGGCTTGAGCAGCTCGGCAAGCAACGCGTCGTCGTACATGCCGAGGTCCGCGAGCCGGTTGTCCGCGAGCAGGTACGCATCCACTTCGCCGTCCTGCAGGTCGGTGCGTGTGACGGCGATGTGCGTCCAACCTTCGGCTTCGGCGGCGCGCCACACGTGATGCCCGGCAACGATCGTGCCGTCGTGCTGCGCGAGCACGGGCCGCTGCTGACCGAAGCGCTGCAGCGACCGCTGGATCTCGGCTACGACCCCCTGTCGAGGGTTACGTGGGTGCGGCTGCAGGGCCGACACCGGCACGAGGGCATCCCGTAGCTCGGCGTTACCGCGCCACACAGCGACGCCTACGGTCGTCTCTTGCATCATCTGCTCAGTACCTGCGTTCTGTCGGGTTTTTTACGCGGAAAGTTTGGCCCTGTCCGCTCGGTTCTCTCGTCGCCGGTCCCTCCCCACCCGCGCGTGCGGTGTGGTCAGCCGCGCTGCAGGTTGCAGCCGACGTGCGCTGCGCGCAGGTTGTCGAGCGCATCGGTGCCGCCGTGCCGCACGCGTGTGATGTGGTCGGCGGTGGTAGCGCCGGGCTTGCCACACAGCTGACAGATGCCGTCGTCGCGTTGCACTACTGCTTGCACGATGCGGCGCCAGCGTCTGCCTGCACCTGCACGCTGATGCGTTGCGCACCGTCCGTGCTTGACCGCGGCTGCACCGCAGTGCGGTGCGCTGCAGACGGTGCGTGCACGCACTGGCCGCTCAGCCCCATCCGTTGAAGTACGCGAGCACTACGAAGATGGCTATCACCACGAGGGCGATGTCGCTGATGGTGGGCTGCGTTCTCATCGGTGCCGTGCGTTGCGTACTGCCGCGCTCTTCATTGCGTTGCTCTTCGTGCGGCTGTGTCCGACTGCCTTGCCTGTCTTCGCGTGCACGATCGCCCACGGCTTGCCCTTCACTGCGCTGGTCTTGCGTGCGGTGTACGGCATCACTCGTCCTCGTCGGTGCCTTCGCTGTCGGTGTCGTCGGTGTCGGGTTCGGTGCTCGGCGGAACGGGTGCAGGCGTTGCCGGTTCGGGCTGTGTCTCCGTCATCAATGAGCCTCCGTTTCAGGGTTGAGAGCGCACGTGTCCTACTGCAATCGTGGCGTGCGGGCGAGTATCGGGCCACTGCGCTCTCGGGCAGCACAGCGAGCGTAGCGGGCGCCGGTCGGGCTGTCCAGCTGGGCGGGCTGATGCGCTAGCCCGAGTGGCTTCTGGGCTGTGCAATCCGGTCGTCCAGCTGGTTACCATGTAGCCAGGCGTCCCGCCGGGGCGCCGGGCAGCCGGGCCATACCGGCAAGCAAGGAGGCAAGAACCAGATGCACGCAACGTACGAAGAGGCAGGCAACGCGCTGAACGCAGCGCTGCTTGATGCGGAGCACGATCACGGTGCAGCTGCGGCGCAGAATGCGCACAGCGACATCGTGCGTGCGATCGCCGCGGACTGCACGCCGGAAGTGGCCGCGGAGCTACTGCGCCGCGAGGGCGTCGGCGCGTGAACGATCGCGTCGTCAAGCGGCACCTCGTCAGAGGACGGCGGTTGCCGCAGTGGACGGTGCACGAGTACACGGACGGCACGTATGCAGCCGTTCGTGTCGGCGGCGGCACGGTGTCGCCGCGCATGACCAGCTTCGCGAAGGCTGCGGGCTGGGCACGTCAGCAAGACGCAACGTGGCATCCCGCCACATCCAACACACAGGAGGCAAGAACCGTTATGGCTGCATCGAAGAAGAGCACGTCGAAGAAGAGCACCGCGACGAAGACCACCGCTGCACGCAAGAACACCGCTGCGGCGAAGACCACGACGGCGCGCAAGAACGGCGCCGCGAGGAAGACCACCGCCACCGCACGCAAGACGGCGACGGTGCGCGTGCCTGCAGCCGACGTGATCGGCTCGTTCCGCCTGCCGCCGGTGTTCGTTGACGCGGCGAAGCTGAACGGCACCGTGGTCAAGCGCAACGATCGCGCGGTGTACGTGAAGATGGACGCCGCTGCGGTCAAGAAGGCGAAGGCGGCGGCGGACAGGATCATCGCCGACGACAACGCCACGACGGGCGAGGTCATCAGCGCGCACGCCGCGTTGAAGGCGATCGCGAAGGGTCCGCGCAAGTAGTGCGGCCCGCACGGCACAACACACAGCACCACAGCGCCCGGGCATGCAGCCCGGGCGCTGCCATTCCTACGAACGATGGAGGCAAGACCATGACAGACGAGCAGGTGTACGAGGCGATCGCGCAGATGTGCGCGCAGTGCGAGTTGAAGATGGCGGGCTACGTGCCGGTGAGTGCGCGCGGTGTGCTGCGCGAGCTGGGCTACGACGGCGACGCCTTGGAGCAGGTGATCGACCACATCGCGGCGGGCGGGTTCACGTACTGCCTGGACCCGCGCGTGGCGGCAACGCACTTCGACCCGAACAACCCGAAGGCGGTGAACGGCATGGTGACCGACTACGCCGACAGCATCGGTTGCATGTGGGGACCGGACCAGCTGCGCAGCCGCCTGCAGTGCCTGAGCAACGTGCCGTACACGTACCGGCACGCGGCGTCCGACCGCACGATCGGCGGCATGTGATGGGGCGCGACTACGACTACGACCGCGAGCCGTGCAGCGCCACGTTCAGCACGGGCGGCTTCGATCCGTACGGGACGGTCTGCCAGCTGCAGCCCGGGCACACCGGCAAGCATCGCGGCACCGATCCGTTCGGCGGCGGCGGGTTCGTTGAGTGGCGCGGCGGCGGCTCCGCGGGCGGCGACCCGCTGCCGTACCGCGATGTCGAGTGGGTGAAGCCGTGAAGCCCGAGACGAAGGTGCAGCGTGCAGCTCGTGCGAGCGAACGTGCTCGTGCGGCGCTGCACGCGGCTGTGCTCGACGCGCATCGCGCCGGGCTGTCCAACCGCCAGATCGCAGCTGCGGCTGGCGTCACACACCGGACGGTTCAGCAGATGCTGCTCCGTCCCGACATGAAGGGCAGGAACCTATGAACGCACCACTGTTCGGCCTCGGGCGCGTCGTCGCTACGGCGGCGGTGATGGAGCAGCTGCAGCCCACGAGCGGCGAGCTGGCCGCGTTGCTGACGGCGCACGCGCACGGCGAATGGGGCGACGTGGGCACGGAGGACAAGCGCGCCAACGACGCAGCCGTCAAGAACGGCAGCCGGTTGCTGTCGTCGTACCGGCTGCGTGGCCGCAAGCTGTGGGTGATCACGGACATGGAGACGGATGCGTGTGCGGCGTGCAACGCGGGCCTCGGCACGTGCGAGCCGGACAAGGGCGAGTGGCACGACGGGCTGCACTTCCGCACCGATCTGCCGATGCAGCGGCTGTCCACGACGGTGATGTTCCCGGAGGACTACTGATGCGGCCGGACGACGTGATCGAACTGCGCAAGCGATGGCGCGACTACACGTTCGGCCCGGCGCTGCCGGGTGCGACGGTGCTCGCGACGCCGGACTGGCTGACGTACGTGCACGCGATGGCGGCGCAGGTGCCAGCCGAGGACGACCTGACGCTGCCAGCCGAGACGGACGTGCTCTGGGCGTGGCCCGCCGGTGTCTGCATCGTGTTCGGGCAGCCGTTCGACGTGGAGCACGCCATCGTCTCGCACGGACCGACGCTCGGGGTGGCTGTGCCGGTCCCGGCGCACTACGAGACGCAACGCGCTGCCGGGTTCGTAGTGCTGCCGTCGCGGCTGACACGGACGACGCTGCCTGACGGCACCGAACCGGGAGAGGTCGAGGCGCATCCGGTCATCTGGATCGGCGCCGATCCGTCCGACGTGATCAGCGGCATGTGGCTGCCGGGCAGCGTCATGCATCGCTCGGCTGCGGGTGCGGTGTCGCACTCGTCGCGGCTTCTGTTGGCGCTGGTGACCGCGCTCGGGCATCGCCTGACGCGTGTGCAGCCGGTCGGCGGTGCTCGTGCTGAGCGGCGCCGTGTGCAGCGCGAGCTTCCGGGTTTGCGTGTGCTGCAGCTGAGCACGGGCGCGACGGTGCAACGTGCGGAGGGTGCGGGTTCGGTCGAGTGGTCGCGCCGTTGGATGGTGCGCGGTCACTGGCGCCTGCAGGCGTACGGGCCGAGGCGCACGTTGCGCAAGCCGTTGTGGATCGACCCGTACGTGAAGGGTCCCGAGGACAAGCCGCTCGACGTGCGGCCGACCGTGTGGCGCACCGGCGGCGGTGATGCAGCGTGAAGCCCGAACGCGGCAAGGTCGTCGTCGTGCCGAACCTGCCGCTGTGCGACTTCTGCAAGGAGCCGCCAGCGCACGGGCCGTACGACTTCAAGACGCGGATGGGTCCGTGGGCGCACGGCTGCGAACTGCACTGGACGGTGTACGCGATGCACCCGGGCGTGCTCGGTGTCGGCATCGCGCAGCTGTGGATCACGCAGGACCAGGTGACGGACTGATGGCGAAGCGCAAGCCGACACCGAAGCGCAAGCCGTGGCAGCCGTTGCAGCGTGCGGGCGTGTCCGATCCGCAGCACTACCTTGATCACGGGCTGACGGTGCCCGACGCGGTGTACGTCAACGACCTGTACAGCGTGTTCGTCCGCGTGATGGACGGCGACATGCTGCACGTGTCGTTCCACCGGCACGACCGCGCGGCGGTGCGCGACTGGCGTCACTTCCAGGCGATCAAGAACGAGGTCGCCGGTCCGGAGCGCACTGCGGTCGAAGTGTTCCCGCCCGAGTCGAAGCTGATCGACACGTCGAACGAGTACCACCTCTGGGTCCTGCCGCCCGACGCGATCGGGTTCGGGCTGGGCAGCGAGCGGCTCGTCATGGACAGCGCCGACGTGCGTGCGCAGATGGGCGCAACGACGAAGGCGCGTCAGCGGGACTGGCAGCCGGGCATCCCTACCGGCAAGGGCGTGCGCGACTAGGCTGCCTGCCAGCACGACCCGGAACCTCCCGACAGCGGCCCGCCACCCGGCGGGCCGTTGCCGTTGGGGGCGTCGCCGCCGCGCGCACAGCTGCGGCTCGCTGTGCGGGCCGCTGTGCCCGAGCGGGCGCGCCGGGCGGCGCCGGTGCTGCCGGGCGCCCTGCGGTCCTTAGAGCGCCTTACACGGCGGCGGGCTGGCGGGCGGGCTGGCGCGGCTTGTCGCGGTAGCTGGCGCCGGTGTGCGGGTTGCGCAGCAACCCGAGCCGCATGCCGCCGCTGTAGTTGCACGTGGTGCAGGCGCCGCGCTCGCGGCGCTTGTCGTACAGGGCGCACATCGCGGCGTAGTGCTCGTCGCCGTACCACACGTTCGCGATGCCGTCGCGCACGTGCCCGAGCACGTCCTGCCCGTTCCAGTCGTGGCAGCAGATGACGATGGTGCCGTCGCAGTACATCGCGAGTTCGCGGAACGGGCGTGCGCAGCGCTTGTGCACGCTGCCGGGCGGTGTCGGCTGCATGCCGTAGCGCTCTTCCTGCGCTTGCGTCAGGTTGCCCGCCATGTTGTGGACCTTGCGCACCTTGACCGGGTTCGCCGGGTCACCGATGTCGGGCACGAGGTTGATGATCTGCCGCCGCCAGCCGTTGCGGATCTTGCTGTACGCGCTCAGCTGCGTGAAGTCGCTCAGCTCGACGTGCGGGTGTGCCTGCACGTGCTGTTCGGCGCGCAGCTTGAAGCGGTCGTACGTCCGGTTGTAGCAGTCCACGTTCAGCAGGTTCAGCCCGGCGTCGAACAGGCGCGACGGCAGCTGCTCGTCCTTGAGCCAGACGGTGCCGTTCGTGAACATGCTCATCTGCGCTTGCGGCAGCCAGAAGCGCAGCTGCTTGATCACGGCGGGCGCGTCGGGGTTCAGCGTCGGCTCGCCGCGCATCGTGAATTCGATCCGGAAGTCCGGACCGATCCATTCGCGCAGCTGCTTGCCGATCTCACCGGCGAGCGTGGGCGTCATCGTGTGCTGCACCGTCTGGAAGTGCGGGTGCGTGCTGACCGGGCAGAACTTGCAGCGCAGGTTGCAGCCCTCGGTCAGTTCGACCTTGACGAGCCACGGCTTGTCGATCAGCTGCGTGCGCTCAGCGCGGCTGCGATCGCTGCGTTGCGGCTGCGGAGTAGCGTCTCCCACGTCTCCCACTGATTCCAGTCGTCGGGGTCGATCTGGTCGAGCACGGTCCAGTCGTCGGTGTTCAGCCTACGCTGCCAGCGCGACAGCATCCAGAACGTGCCGCGCCGTTCGATCAGGCTGCCGTCTTCGCGGTAGCGGCTCAGCCGCCACAGCGTCGCGCCGTCGTTCGACGGGAGCAGGTAGTCGCCGCTTGTGATGCGCACCATCTGATAGCGGCGCTCCGTCAACCCGTGCTCGCCTCGTCCTCCGTCGCCGCAAGAGCCTGTTCCCACAGTTCCAGCCATTCGGGCGGCTCGGGAAACCACTCGGGTGCGTTGCCGTTCCAAGCATCAGCGCGATGCGCTAGTTCAGCCGACAGCCAGCCGAGAGCTTGCGTCGCATGCGCGGCTGTGATCATGGCAGACGGCCGACGTCGTAGTGCTGCCGCTGCAGCGCCTCCCATGCCTGCGCCCACGTTAGGCCGTGCAGCCACTTGCGCCCGTACGGCGCGGTGCGCGTGACGACGCCGCGCGTGACTTTGAAGGCGAACGTCGCGCGCGGCCCGGACGCGCGGTACCAACCGTCGATCGTCGTCATGTGACCTCCCACACGCGTGCCGGGTCGTCCACTTCCCACAGCTGGAACACGTGGTCTTGCGTCGCGACGTTGACGTAGTGCTGCACCTGCGGCAGCAACATCGCCATCACGGTGTCCGGGCCGAGCAGCCGATAGCGCGCCGTCTTGATCTCGTCCCAGGTCGGGTGCCGGTCGCTGCAGCTGATGGACAGGTGCCAGCGCATCTCGCCGTGCACGCCTTGCGGCTCGCGGCCGAGGATGATGCGGCAGTCGCCCATCGTGAATGCGTGCAGCTGTTCGGCAACGCTGTCGCCGTGGACGATGTGCTGCAGCTCAAGCGACCACGGCAGCTCGCGGATGGGCTGCTCGCGGTAGCCGGGTTCGTGTGTGCCGGGGATCGGCCCGTCCCAGATGCGTGCGTTGCCGCTGCGTGTCGGCGGCACCTTCACTTCGCCGTCACCGTGTGCGCGTCCCAGGCTTCGGCGTCCACGTGGTCGGCGTCGGGCACGTCGATGCGGTAGTCGAACGCGTACTGCCCGGTGACGTTCGCTTCGCTGACGAGATCCGTCGCGTCCTGCTCGCTCTCTGCCCAGACGGTGAACGTTGCGGTGACGGTGGTCGTCGCGGTGACGCGGTACTCGTGCTCGTCGTTCATTGCCGCCTCCCTTCGCGCTGGTCCCAGCACTGCAGGCACAGCCAGATGCGGCGGCGGGCGCTGCGGCAGTACCGCTGCTCGCCGCACTCGCCGTCGCACAGCGTGTACTTCGCGTACGAGCCCCATTGCCGCCACGCTCGCCATGCGGCTCGTTCCAGGCTGGTCATGGCTTGCGTACTTCGATCGCACCGATCGGCGTCACGAACCCGTAGCCGCAGCTGGCGCACTCCCAGCTGTCCACCGGATGCATCTCGCTGTCCGCGAAGCCGACCGCTTCCGGGTACTGGCGGCGGCGGAAGCCGGGCCGCTGGTCGCCGCGTTGCTTGCACTGCGGGCAGACCAGCGGCTGCGGCCCGCTGGGCGGCTTGCGCTTGCGTGTCATGGCGCCGGTGCGAACATCGCGGCCAGCTGCGTCTGCGCGACTGCCACACCGGACGCGTCGTCGTTGGCGAGCGCGCGTGCGAGCACGTCGATCGCGAAGGCGATGCTGCCGCGTTGCGCGATGTCCATCGGCGCGTCGCGTTCGGGCGGCTCCACACGGTACTCGGCCAGCCGGTAGCCGTCCTCGACGGAATCGCACAGCGGGCCGATGAAGCTGTCCCAGAAGCCGTCGTCAATGTCGCTGATGCGTACGTCCGCCTCGCGGTCCTCCATCACGCGGTTGATCGCCATGATCCAGAGCGAGTCGTAGCCGTTCGGTGTGCTCATGCCTCCTGCTCCTTGTCAAGTTGAATGATGTCGCCGTGCACGTCGCTGGTCAGTACGCCGAAGCGCACGCCCTCGTCGGTGATCACTGTCACCGGCACAGTGGCGGGCGCAATCACCGACGACACCTGCACTAGCTCCGGGTCGCGGGCATGCCGTGCGATGCCGGTGCGTGCAAGCACGGCTGCCTCGTAGCTGTCATACGGGCCGAACACGGCGGCGACGCCGGGCACGTCCGACGCCGTTTCTAGCACCACGATCACGTAGGTCATGCCGTGCCTCCGTACACGAGTGCGAGCGTTGCGTGCGCGGTTGCGACCGCGGCGATGTTCGCGTCCTTGACGTCGATGCCGCGGCCGAACCGCTTCTCGGACTTGATCTGCGCAAGCAGTTGCTCGGCTTGCACGATGTGCTCCCGCGCCTTCTCCTGGTTCGTCATGCGGGCTTCTTCCAGCGCAGCTTGCTCGGGCTGCCGCCCTTCTTGATCGGCCGCAGCTTGCGGATGCTGCCGCCCTTCTTCATCAGCCGCGCCGCCCTCGTGGTACTGCAGTCGAGCACGTCCGCGATCTCGCGCAGGCTGAAATGCTCGCGCTGCAGCGCGGAGGCGATGCGGGCCAGGTCGTCGTCTGCGAACGCACGCCTCATGCCCGCACCTGCTCGTCCGTCCAGTCGAGCACGACGGTGCTGTCCTGGACGACGCCGAGGCGTGTCAGCGCGCTGCTTCCGTTGACCGCCGCGATGATCGCGTCACCTACCTCGTCGGCCCATTCGTCACCGGCGTGCTCGTCGTCGGGTGCGACGGCGTACAGCTGCACGATCACTTCGACTCGCAGGTTCGCCATCACCGCCGCCGCTTCTGCGTGCCGAACAGGAACTCGCGCCGCAGCATGTGCGCCAGCATCGTGTCGCCGCGTTGGAAGCGTGACGTGACTTGCGCCATCGCTTCGATCATGCTCTCGTCGGGCAGCTTCTCCAACGTGCGCAGCGCCGGTGCACGCAGCTGCGACTGCGTGACGCGTTCGCCGCCGCGGCTCAGCTTCCAGAGCCGGTTGTCTTCATCGAAGGCGACCATGCCGTAGCGGCGCATCCAGGCGAGGCGGATGCCAACCGGGCGGGCGCCCTCTTCGGCGGGGAAGCCGAGGTCTTCGGCTAGCTCGTGGCTGGTGACGCCGCGCCCGTTCGTGTTCTCCGCGATCCGGAACAGGATGTCCAGGTCGCGGAAGTCGTACAGCGATGCGTGCAGGTCGCTCATGCCGTCCCTCCGTTGTCGTTGACCAGCTTGTATGTCAGGCCGCCGCCGCGTGTGATGCGGTCGGCGCGCAGCAACCCTTGATCGCGCAGCGTGTCGAACGCGCTCGCTGCGGTGCGGGTTGTCATTGCCATGCCGCCATTCCGTTTCAACCCGTCGATCACGACGGACATCGTGAAGCCGTCGCTCAGTTCGTCGCCGTGCGTGCCCAGGTAGTTACGTACCGCGTCCACGCGTAGGTCGTGCTGCTTGCGTGCGCGTGCCGCGTTGCCTGCCGCGTGCGCGGCGCTGCGCTGCGCCGGTGCGCCCTGCTTCGGTCCGGGCTGCGTGATCTCTAGCTTGCGCAGCACGACCTGCAGCTGCGACCGCATCTGCATCAGCTCAGCGCGTTCGGTGTTCAGCTCGGCCAGCTTCGTCTCGATGTCGCGTAGCTCGATGCGGAACGGTTCGGCTGCGTCGCGTTGCAGCGCGGCGATGCGTGCCTTGAACGAGAAGTCGCGTGCGGTTGCAGCCGCTGTCGGCGGCGGTGCGGGCGGTGCGGGCGGCGCGGGCTTGCGCTTCGTGGACGCTGCCTTCTGCCACGGCTCGCCGTCGCGGCGCGGCTTGCGGTGTGCGGCACTCAGGTGTCCGCCGAGTGCGTGCTGCGATCCGAACGACTTGCCGCACTGCGGGCAGGTGTAGTCAGTGGCGGTTGCCACGCTTCCTCCTTCGGTTGGGTTCTGGCCTGAGACAGACGGGACATGGCTCGTCGTGTTTGCCGGTGAGCAGGTAGAGCGCGCTCATCGGTTCAGCACCTTCACGCTGCAGGGCGTCAGCGATCTTGACGAGCATGTTCATCGTCGGGGATCGCCGTCCTGCTTCGACGCGACTGAGGTACGCGTGCGACACGTCCGGCGCCAGCGCGCCCTGAGCGATGCCGAGCTTCTGCCTCGCCTCGCGGATGCGTGCGCCGATCACTGCGTCGCCGTTGCTGTGTGTGTGTGCCATACCCGTTGCCTAGCCTGGAACCCTAATGCCTCCCGTGCCTGCGGGCAAACGCCTACCGCACGCTCCGCGCCCGGCGCTGCAGCTGCGCCAGCTGCCGCCGCATGGCCCGCACCTGCGAGTCCACGCCGTGCGCGCCGTCGAGCACGTTCAGCGCCTGCGTGATCTGTTCGCACGCGGCCCGCACCCGATCGGCCGCGCGCTCGCGCTCGGTGCTCTGTGCGCGCCGCGTCAGTGAGCGCTGCTC